ATAGACATTTCGTGTTCAGTTGTATCAAATGTTTCAACAGTAGTATAAGTATCGCAGTTCGGTTTGTAGGTCAGGTATTGTACGGGCAAGGCGTTTTTATCAGTCAGGGCTAGAGAAGGAAAAGGCATTTGCCAGTTGGTAATTGGATATTGCAACTGGGTAGCTCCATCAAGCATTGCAGCTTCAGGAACTGTAGCGGAAAGCGCAGCATCTAACTCGTCTTTATTGCTTACTGTCGATGACACTCCTGTCATCGGTCCACCAGACGTAAAATTTGATATGGTGGTATTGATGTTTCCAGCAGCAAGCGTATTGGTTTTCCGTCTACGAGGAGCTATGTATGGTCCATCCATTGCATAAGGTTCCAGTTCGTCTCCAGCAAGAATTAATCGTCGGTGATTGTCAGGCAAGGGTCGAAGTAACTTATATTGGTTATCTAAGAAGTCAACAACATGGGCGTTTTGATTGTAAACGCCAGAAGCTCTTGGGATCGGCGAGGGGGCAAAGAATTCAACTCCATCAAAGAAAGCTTGAATAACTATTGGGAGTGAAGTAGTTGCGCCAGATGCCATAGTAAGATCAACAAGAGGCTCCATAACTATATAGCCAATAAAATCAACGTGGGGGTCAGAATTCGTCATTCGGATAAAACTGTTCGGGCATCTCCAGGGTATCGTAATTTCTGCTGAGGAAACAGCAGAAGCATTCAGTATAACGTGCTTAAGGGTCGTCCAGTTCGTAGGGTTGTTCGCATATTTAGGGATAACTGATCCGGGAACTTGGCACTCAACAACATAAATTCCTACTGCACCAGCATGTAAGCCAGTACCATTAAGTTGGGCTTTCATGGTAACTGATTTAAATCGTACATATTGGAATCTTTCGAAACCAACAGAAACGGTGTTAGATGTTAAAACATCATGTGGTACTTGGAGTGTAAGAATTTGTTTGCCAACTTGTCCAGATGTATAATTCAGCGTTGTTACTAAGTTCAATCGAGATGACATGTTTTGCAAATTCCATTTCATATCGGGCATTATTCCTTTCCGATATCTATCGGGTGCACCTCCAGGTTGCATTTCAGCAATACCTATCATAGGTTGTTCGTCGGCTACTTTAACACCAGAAGCACTTTCCGATGTAGCAGCAAGCACCAAATCTTTGGATTTGCATAGATCTTCCCATGCATATCGAATAAACAAATCAGGATTATACAGTTCGTGTTCGGCGGGATCAATATCGAGCGGTTCGTCAAGTCCATTATCGTCGGGAATCATTTGAAGAATATCGTATAATTTCACACAGTCAATGTATTGCAAAAGGTTAACTTCGGCAGCAGGCGGTCGTACTCGGGTCAATTCGTATATCAGTCGTGTTCTCCACTTATTGAACATTATTGGGCCATACATGGACATAAATCGCAAAGATGTATTGCAATTATCAATTAACATTGTCCAATGTTCGTCGCGAGATTTTGCGCGCACCCAAGCTACCATTTCAATTATGGTATCAAGGTCCATTAATGGTAAGTAGAGCACTCCAACTTGTCGGGTTCGGTTTTTCAGGTAAATAAGGTCGGTAACATATTTGAAGGGAACAAGCTCAGCGTCTTTCGTTGCAGGTGTTGCTTCCATGCCAAATTTAGCCAACTCTTTGGCTACCGTCACTGCGTTGTAATATTGAAGAATACGCAATTTGACGGAATTCATACAGTCATCACCGTATGATAGGAAAACTACATTTTCCTTCCAGGATTTCCATGATTGGAATTCTGGTGGCACGAGATTGAAATAAGCATAAGCATGTTCAAAAGTATTTCCAGTCGAGTTTATTATATCAGTAAGCCAGCATCCAGAACCATCTCCTATAAATACTTGTATTAATAGGTTCAAAACAACAGAGCAGCGGTGAGCCATGTGGGCAAGTAATCCATGTCGTACATTTCGGGTTTTCGGGTCTGCGGCATGTTCTCTTTGATAGTAAATGTCACACATTTGCAAGAAAACAAACCACACAACAGTATTCATTCGTCCGTCCCAATTTTTAAAATCAGTATCAAAGCCAAATTCGGAATTTTCCAGGAGTCGTCGATTCATTGAGGTCCAATCTATT